AACGTAGAGTCTAGACTGGAACTAGCACTTGCTGGATTTAAAAAGAAACAAGTAAATGTCTACACACAAGACGGAAAACTCTTTGTCGAAGGACAACGAGAAGATGGAGAAACTGGAACAGAATACGTCCATAGAGGAGTGGCTCAAAGATCTTTCACTAGATCATGGACCCTCAGTGACGAGACGGAAGTTAGATCAGTTAGCTTTGAGGATGGGTTGCTGAGTATCACACTTGGTAAGGTAGTTCCCGAAGCACACAAGAGAAAAGACTGGTTCTAAATAACTAAGTATTAATACTTAACATATGGAACTTTTAATGCTCGCTATTATCGGTGGTGCTGCTTTTGGAGCATACAAATTAACACCCACTAAATAAAACTGAATATCGTCGCCGCAGAGGGGCAACTGGCACAATCCAGTTGACGCCCCTCTTTTTTATTGATAGAATGCATGGAGGAAAAACTGACTTATGACAATTAAACTTTTGCTTTTGAAATCTGGTGAAGACATGATTGCTGATGTCACTGAGATGGCATATGGCGAAGACGACTCTCGCAGAGTAGTGGGATACTATCTGAATCGCCCCTGTGTGGTCAAGATGCGCGACCCTAACGTGCTTGAAGATCAAAGTGAGGGTAGGGGACGTAAAGCTGGATTTGAAGTGTCCCTATTCCCCTGGATGCCTCTCTCCTCGGAAGAGACTATCCCTGTTCCATCTGATTGGGTAGTGACAATGGTTACACCTACTATCAAATTAACTGAAATGTACATCGAAGACATCGTAAACTATGGAAAGAACAATCAAAGCACTGCTGCTGACGAACAACCAGATTCTGATAACGCAGATTGACGAGGTAGGTGCAGACATCGGAGAACCCGACTGCAAAATGACCAACCCTTTCTTACTGAAAGATGATGGTACACTAGAACCCTGGTTGATTAGTATCTCTCGCCAGGACGTTTTTATGATTAGTTCTGATAAGATCTTGACGATCACAGAACCCATGCCCACCCTAGTTGAAAAATACGAAGAGCTCACTAAGTAATGCGTTTCTACACTAATGTTCAGTTGATTGGTAATCAGTTCCTCGTTCGGGGAGTTGAGAATGGTAGGAGGTATGAACACAGAGATGAGTTCTTTCCTACCCTGTTTGTGAAATCTAAGAGAGATTCAAAGTATCGGACATTAAGTGGACAACCTGTAGAGGAAGTGCATCCTGGCACTGTTCGGGATTGTCGTGAGTTTTACAAGAGATATGATGAGGTTGATGGATTTGAGATCTATGGAAATGATCGATACATCTATCAATACATTTCGGAGAAGTATCCTGAGGATGAAATCAAGTTTGACATCAGTCAGATCAAACTAGTAACTCTTGATATTGAGACCACTGCAGAGAAAGGATTTCCTGATGTAGAGTCTGCATCAGAAGAGATTCTTGCGATTACAATTCAGGACTACACCACTAAGCAGATCACTACCTGGGGTGTGAAACCTTTTGTCAACAAACAGAAGAATGTTACTTACTATCACTGTCCTTCAGAACATGAACTGCTGAGCCACTTCATTAACTATTGGATGCAGGATGTCCCTGACGTGGTGACTGGTTGGAACATTCAACTGTTCGATATCCCATACATCTGTAAGCGCCTTGATCGGGTGCTTGGTGAGAAACTGATGAAGCGTTTCTCCAACTGGGGACTGGTATCGGAAGGTAAGATCTTTATTCAAGGTCGTGAGCACATTACCTTCGATGTTGGTGGACTGACTCAACTTGACTATCTTGATCTGTATAAGAAGTTTACCTACAAGGCACAAGAGTCCTATCGTTTGGACTACATCGCTGAGGTAGAACTGGGGCAGAAGAAACTTGATCACAGTGAGTTTGACACCTTCAAGGACTTCTATACTCATGGGTGGCAGAAGTTTATTGAATACAACATCGTTGACGTAGAACTTGTTGACCGATTGGAAGACAAGATGAAGTTGATTGAACTTGCCTTGACAATGGCTTATGATGCTAAGGTCAACTATGCAGATGTGTTCTATCAGGTTCGCATGTGGGACAACATCATTTATAACTATCTAAAGAAGCGGAATATTGTCATTCCGCCTAAGATTAGGTCTGACAAAAACGAAAAGTACGCAGGCGCTTATGTCAAGGAACCGATACCAGGAAAGTATGATTGGGTTGTCAGTTTTGACCTTAACTCTCTCTATCCTCATCTTATTATGCAGTACAATATTTCCCCGGAAACACTTCTGGAGGAACGACACCCAACGGCAACAGTTGACCGAATCCTTGATGAGGAAATAAATTTTGAACTCTACAAGGATAATGCGGTGTGTGCCAATGGTGCAATGTATCGTAAGGATGTTCGTGGGTTCCTACCAGAACTCATGGATAAGATGTATGGTGACCGTGTGATCTTCAAAAAGAAGATGATTCAGGCAAAGAAAGATTATGAAAAGACTCCAACTAAAGCACTGGAAAAAGAGATTGCACGTTGCAACAATATCCAGATGGCTAAGAAGATTTCACTCAACTCTGCTTATGGTGCTATCGGTAATCAGTATTTCCGTTATTACAAACTGGCCAATGCGGAAGCGATTACGCTTTCTGGTCAAGTCTCTATCCGTTGGATTGAGGGTAAAGTGAATGCATATCTAAATAAGATTTTGCAAACCGAAGGCGAGGATTATGTCATCGCATCTGACACTGATTCAATCTACCTTAATATGGGACCTCTTGTTACTAAATTTCTTAGTAGTAAGTCTGACGATAAAACAGCAGTTGTTTCGTTACTTGATAAGATCTGTCAAGATAAGTTGGAACCATTCATCGAACAATCTTATCAGAACCTTGCGGATTACGTTTCGGCATATGAACAAAAAATGCAAATGAAACGTGAGAATATTGCTGATCGTGGTATTTGGACTGCGAAGAAGCGATATATTTTGAATGTGTGGAATAGTGAGGGTGTTCAATATACAGATCCTAAACTGAAAGTTATGGGCATTGAGTCTGTGAAGTCATCTACACCAGCTCCATGCCGTAAGATGCTTAAGGATGCATTTAAAATTTTGATGACTGGAACTGAAGATGATATGATTGACTTTATTGAAAAGTCTAGGAAGGAATTTAAAACTCTTCCTCCAGAACAAGTATCTTTTCCACGTTCAGTTTCTGATGTTCAAAAGTATAAATCTACTTCTGACATCTATACTAAAGGAACTCCGATTCACTGTCGTGGAGCATTGTTGTTTAATCACTATATCAAAGAAAAGAAACTTACTCATAAGTATTCTCTTATTCAAAATGGTGAGAAGATCAAGTTTTGCTATTTAAAGAAACCAAATATTATCCATGAGAATGTGATTTCTTTTATTCAAGATTTTCCTAAAGAGCTTGGTATTGACAAGTATATTGATTATGACCTACAATTTGAAAAGTCATTTCTTGAACCATTGAAGGCAATCCTTGATGCGATTGGTTGGAATGTAGAAAAAACTGTAAACCTAGAACTATTCTTTTCCTAATGGAATTACCTATTAATGATAAAGAGCTTGACACAATTGTGAGTGCTCTTCGTCTTGGTGGAGACATTGCTCTCTATCAAAAATTAAATAATATTAAAGATCTTCGTAAGACTAATCCTGAAGATTATAAAGAACTTGCTGCACAACAATTTGGATTTGTATTGTAATGGATTTTTTAAAAGAGATTGTAAAAGAGATCGGAGATGACTACACAAAACTCGCCGCAGACATCGACGAAACAGAACAATATGTGGACACGGGTTCGTACATTTTTAACGGACTTGTTTCAGGGTCTATATTTGGTGGTGTATCTGGGAATAAGATTACTGCCATTGCTGGCGAGTCTAGCACTGGAAAAACTTTTTTCAGCCTTGCGGTCGTCAAGAATTTTCTTGATGCTAATCCTGATGGGTATTGTCTATATTTTGACACTGAAGCTGCTGTTAACAAGACTCTTATCGCAAGTCGCGGTATTGACTTAGATCGTCTGGTTGTTGTAAATGTTGTTACAATTGAGGAGTTTAGAACTAAAGCACTGAAGGCAGTTGATATATACCTTAAGAAATCCGAAGAGGATCGCAAACCTTGTATGTTTGTGCTAGACTCTTTGGGGATGCTTTCCACAGAGAAGGAGATTACTGACGCACTTAATGACAAACAGGTTCGGGACATGACTAAATCCCAACTGGTCAAAGGTGCGTTCCGTATGCTCACTCTCAAGTTGGGTCAAGCTAACATTCCCATGATCGTTACAAATCACACTTACGATGTCATTGGTGCTTATGTCCCTACAAAAGAAATGGGTGGAGGCAGTGGACTCAAGTATGCTGCTTCTACAATCATCTATCTCAGCAAGAAAAAGGAAAGAGATGGAACGTCAATCGTCGGAAATCTTATCAAGGCTAAGACTGCTAAGTCGCGTCTAAGTAAGGAGAACAAGGATGTTACGGTGCGTCTTTATTACGATGAGCGTGGTCTTGATCGATATTATGGTCTTCTTGAACT